CCCTGCCCCGTTTGCCTTGGAGAAAGTGGCCGAGATTGGCAGGCAGCGGTAACTACGGAGTGACCTGATGGGACATTACATCGTTTGGTGCCCTGAACTTGGGCAAGAGCAGCACGACGGCGTGAAGGTGACGGCGACCGACCCCGGCACTGCTGCGCAGGACTGGGCCGAATGGCAGGACTGCTACAGCGCAGAGTACAGCATTGTCGCCGGCGCGGACAGGACCGTGACGGTACTGGACATCGCCAACGGCGAGCGGCGCGACTGGATTGTGAGCGGCGAATCGGTGCCGATCTACCGGGCGCGTTTGGTGGTGACGCCCAACGGCTGAGTTCATGCGGGCCGCGAAGCGGACTCGCATGCAACGAATTGTTATGCAGCCTTGCGATGAAGGACAGCAATGATCTACGTGAACGAAATTGACCCGTACTGCGCGCAGTGGCTGCAAAACCTGATGGACGCCGGAGTGTTGCCGGCAGGCCACATTGACACCCGATCAATCGAGGACGTGACGCCAAATGACCTTGCCGGTTACACCCAATGTCACTTTTTTGCAGGGCTCGGGGGTTGGATTTACGCCCTTGACCTTGCCGGATGGCCGCGTGATAGACCCGTGTGGACTGGCTCTTGCCCTTGCCAGCCTTTCAGCGCGGCAGGTAAAGGCGCTGGGTTTGAGGACGAGCGGCATCTATGGCCCGCCTGGCAGCACCTCATCGCGCAGCGAAAGCCTACAACGGTCTTTGGAGAGCAGGTTGCAAGCAAGGCTGTCGATGATTGGATCGACCTTGTACACGCTGACATGGAAGGCTTGGGTTACGCCTTCGGGAGTGTCCCGTTCCCGTCTGCGGGCGTCGGTGCGCCGCATATCCGAGACCGCAATTACTGGCTGGCCCACGCCGATGGCGGGAACGCCAGCGCAGAACGGGAACAACGCGGCGGGCAACAACGACAGCAGCCGGCGCACCGTGGCGCTATCAGGTTGGCCGACGCCAACAGTGGGCAACGCGATGGGATCGCAGTCATGCGTGGGCATGAGCGCGACGGGCAGGATGCCGGACGGGCGCAAGGTGGCCGTGGCGTTGCCGCATGTGGCGGGCTTGTCCGGCTGGCCAACACCACGCGCAGCGGACGGCGAGAAGAACGTGCGGACGGCGGAGGGTGCGTTGCGGGAGATCGAGCGCAAGGGCTCGCCGCAGGATCTGAGCATGGCAACGGCAATCAGCGGCCCCGCCCGCTTCACAGCTTCTGGCGAGATGCGGATTGGCTCGGATGCACAGATGGAAAGTGGCGGCCAGTTGAACCCGGCACATTCCCGCTGGCTCATGGGATACCCGGCCGAGTGGGACGACTGCGCGCCTACGGCAACGCGATCAACCCGCACCAAGCGGCAGAGTTCGTTGCCGCCTTCATGAACGCCGACGTGCGCCGCCGGCTGCCTGCCAACGCATGAATTCACAGGCGACCCGCAGCTTTATCGCGGGGCGTCATGTGGAATGACGGGTTAGCCGTGCGCCCATGTAAGCCACGGCAACAACGAAAGGATAGCAATGAAAGACCAACACGAAAAGATCAAGGGTTACCGCGACCTCTCACAGGAGGAAATTGACCTGATGAACGAAGGGAAGGCGCTGGCGGAACAGTGCGGAGCCTACCTTGAAAAGCTGATGGCGAACGAAGGCACGGACAAGCGCGCAGTGGCGCTTGGCAAGACCAACCTTCAGCAGGGCTTTATGTGGGCGATCCGTGGCGTTGCGCAGCCGACCACGTTCTAAGGCCACGAGCCGCCACTGGCTGATGCTGGTGGCGGCTAACTTTCATTCAACAACACAAAATGTCGCATAACACCCCCGCACCACCCTAAATCCCGCGCGTAGCCTGCCGCATTAAACGAACCCGCGACAAGCCGCGCGCACTGACACCGCCCCGGCAATCCGTCTGGTGTCCCATTCTCCCGATCGCGCACATTCTGTGCCGGACCAACACATCCGGCCAGACCATGCCCGTCTCGCAAGCCGACATCGACGCCCTTACCTCCGCCATCGCCAACGGCGAACGCTCCGTGCGTTTCGCCGATGGGCGCATGGTCGAGTACCACACCCCGGGCGATCTCATCCGCGCCCGCGACTACCTCGTGAACCTCCAGGCGCGAGAAGCACCCGCGTCGTCGCGACAGCCAACCGCCGTGCGGCTCTACCACGGCGGCAGGGGGTTTTCCTGATGTCGGCGGCCAAGCGGAAAAAGGCCCGCAAGACCACGGCGCCCGCCGCCACGGTCCCGGCAGTGCCAGCCTCATCGTCGGCAGCCATCCAGCCGCGTGCGCAGTACGACGCAGCAGGGCAGGGCAGGCGCTACATGGGGTGGCGAACCACATCGAGCGGGCCGAACCGCAGCATCTTCGGCCTGCAGAACATCCGCAACCGCTCGCGCGACGCCGCCCGCAACGAATGGACCGGCGCCGCAGCCGAACGCATCTGGGGCACCCAGCTCATCGGCACCGGCATCATTGCCCGCCCGACCACCAAGAACCCCAAACGCAAGGCGCTGTACACCCGCATCTGGGACGACTTCTGCGCCACGTCAGACGCCGACGGCGTGCTCGACCTCTACGGCCAGCAGACCCTGGCGGTCGAAACCTGGAAGACCGGCGGCGAAGTCTTCATCCGCGAGCGCCCGCGCCGCGTCGACGACGGCCTTGCCATCCCCGTGCAAATCCAGTTGCTTGAAGGGGAGATGGTCCCGCTGCTCGACGCCGATAGCTGGCCCGGCATGCCGACCGGCCACCGCATGCGCAGCGGCATCGAAATAGATCGGCGCGGCCGCCGCGTCGCGTACTGGTTTTACCGCGAACACCCCGGCGATTGGGTCAGCGACCCGCGCCAGCACCATCTCGTTCGCGTGCGCGCCGCCGAAGTTCGCCACCTCTACAAGCAAACCCGTCCCGGCCAGCTTCGCGGCGTGCCGGGGGGCGCGCCCATCATCGGCAAGCGCCGCAGCATCGGAAATTTCGACGACGCCACCCTCATGCGGCAGGAACAAAGCAATCTGTATGCAATGTTCATCACCCGCGAAGCCCCGCAGTCAGCCCCGCGCGTAGACCCCGCCACCGGCGCACAGCTTGAGTACGACGCCTCCGGCGCGCCGGTGCTCAGCCTCGAACCCGGCACGTCGCAGGAGCTGGCGCCGGGCGAAGACGTCAAGTTCTCCGACCCACCCGGCCCCGCCGCGAATTACGCCGAATACATGCACGAGCAACACCTTGGGCTGGCCGGCGCCGAAGGCATCCCCTATGAACTGCTCACGGGCGACCTGCGCGACATCTCAGACCGCGCCCTGCGCGTGATTCTCAACGAGTTCCGCCGCACCTGCGAACAGTACCAGTGGCAACTCATCATCCCGGCCCTGTGCGTATTCGCCCGCCAGGCATGCGCCCGCGCCGCCGTGCTCGCTGGTCGGCTCACCGCGCAGCAGGTCGAAGAATTCCTCGAATGCACCTGGCACCCGCACGCCTGGGCCTACATCCACCCCACCCAGGATGTGCAGGCCAAAAAAATGGAGCACGACGCCGGCTTCAAATCCCGCGCCGCGATAGTCGCCGAACGCGGCGACGACGTTGAACAAGTCGACGCCGAACGCGCCGCCGACGCCGCCCGCGAACGCTCCCTGCATTTGCAACCCGAGCAGAAAGCCGTAGGGCGCTAACCATGCCAGAACAGACCTTATTCACCAGCGAAGGGAAAGCCGGAGGCCCGCAGTGATGCCCGATAAAGCAATTGCCGCGACAAGCTACGGCGGCGGCGCTGTGGCCGTGGTCTCGGCGCTCACGCTGACTGACCTCGGCATCGTTGTCGGCATCGTCACAGCGCTGATGACCTTCGCGCTCAATGTCGCATATCACATCCGCAAGGACCGGCGAGAACGCGAAGAGCACGAAATCAGAATTGCGATGATCAAGCGCAACCCTGAACGACGCAGCGGCATCCGTCCGCCTGATGGATGCGCTGACAATCCGCCATCAGATTGCCCCTACGAGAATTTGCAGTAATGAGCGCCCCCACACCCGAAACCCTCGGTCAGAAACAGCGCCGCCTGGTGCGCATGGTCGGCCAGCTCATCGCCTGGGCCTATGCCAACGGCTACGAACTCACCTTCGGCGACGCCTACCGCGACCCGCGCCTGCATGGCCCGGTCGGCAAGCGCGCCCACGGCAGCTACAGCGCTGCGTCCAGCCTGCACAAACAGCGCCTCGCCATCGATCTCAACCTGTTTCGCGATGGCGAATACCTCAGCCGCACCGAGGACCACCAGCCGTTGGGCGAGTTTTGGGAGTCCATCGGCGGAAGCTGGGGCGGGCGCTTCAACGACGGCAATCATTACTCAATTGAGCACGAGGGGCGCAAATGATCGGCAACACCATTACCGCCATGCGAAAGGGGAGGCAACTCGCCAATGTCGAAACCTGGAAAAACCGCACCGTCGCCGTCAACGCCGTTGCAGCGCTGGCAGGCGCAGTTCTCGGCATCGCCCACGCCTTCGGCTACTCGGTCCCGCTCGATGCTGAGCAGATTGACGCCCTGGCTGTTGTGCTGGTCACTGTTGTCGGGCTGTTCAACGGCTGGAGCACCCTTGCAACCTCGGCAAAAGTGGGAGTGCCGGACCACCGCCCGCCCGATCCTCAAAGTGGCCCCGGCAGTACGGGCGCTACGGAGTGGGACGCTGACTATCGACAACCTGGCATCGAGCCTTGACGGCGTTGCCGTCACCACACGCTGCACATTCTAGGAGCCACACACCATGCAATTCATCCAGACCGCCCGCCTCATCCTCACCCTGCTGCCGCTCATCCTCGATGCGGTCAAGGTCATCGAGGCCGCGCTGCCCGAGTCCGGGCGCGGCGCCGAAAAGCTCGCCCTCATCCGCGCCGCGCTGGAGTCCGCCTTTGCCACCGCCGCCGACACCGTCGGCACGTTTGAGCAGATCTGGCCCGCACTGCAAAGCACCGTCGCCGCCGTGGTCGGGTTGTTCAACTCGGTCGGGCTATTCCGAAAAGCCAGCAACGACTGACGTCAACCGCGCCCCGGCAATCCGTCTGGTGTCCTGTGATAACGCCCGCGCCGAAACTGCGCACAACCTACCGGAATCGAGCACATGAACAACGCCAAACTCCCCGTCCCCGTCGCCCTCGCGCTCTCCGAAGATCGCAGCCATGCGACCATCACCATACGTGGCCCCATCGGCGACTGGTGGGAAGGGCGCGAAATCGGCCAGGTTGAGAACGAACTTGGCTGGGTCCCCGCCACGGTCAAAAACCTCACCCTGCGCATCACCAGCATGGGCGGACGCCTCGATCATGGGCTTGCCATCCACAACGCACTGCAACGCCACCCGGCGCACAAGGTCGCGGTAATCGAAGGTGTTGCCGCCAGCGCCGCGACCATTGTCGCCATGGCCGCCGACGAAATCCACATTCACGCCAACGCCTCGATGATGACGCATGGCGTCAGCTTTGCCGACAAAGAGGGCAACGCGGTCGAGGCGCCGGACGCCGAGCGCGTGTTCAACGACAACATCTTCGAGACCTACGCCGCCAAGACCGGCAAGACTCGTGAGGCGCTCGCCGAGTACGTCGCGAAAGACACATGGATGACGGGTCGCGAAGCCGTCGCGGCGGGCTTCGCCGACAAACTCATCGAACTGGCATCACCGCGCGCGCAAACCGAAACCATCGCCGCCTTCGCCCTTGCCGCCGGGGTGCCCGCCGAAGTAATCGCCCGCGTCCAGGCGCAAGCGAGCGCGCCTGAGATTGCCCCCCCAGCGCCCGAAGCCACACCCGACGCCACCACGCAACCCGAGGCGACTTTCGCGGCTCAGATCAACGCACTGGCCGTCGCCGCCGGCCTCGGCGATCACGTCTCCGCCTGGCTGCTCGACGGTCAAATTACCACCACCGCCCAGGCCGCAGCCGCGATCAAGGAAGCGCGCGAAGTGCGCGACCTGTGCGCCTTCGCCGACGCCGCCGACCGCGCCCCCGAGTTCATCCGCTCGCGCACGCCGCTGGCTGACGTTCGTGCCCAGCTCATCAACGCCCGCGCCGATCACGCCGATCTACGCAGCACCGACTCCACCCGCCGCACCACCAGCCCCTCCGCAGGCAACCCGCACAACGGCGGAAACTGGGACGCAGCACTCGCGCAACTCAAGCCCATCAGGAGTATGTAAATGACTGTCCTCACGCAGCGCCCCAAAGCGGGGGCGCACATCATCTCGGAAGCCAACGGCACGCTGAGCCGCGAGCGCATTGTCGTCAACGCCACAGCCGGAATTCTCGCAGCCGGCACGGTGCTTGCCGCGCTGACCGCAGCCAACGCAGCCACCGCCACGGCCGCCGGTGGCAACACCGGCAACGGCACCGTCAGCGCCATCACCATCGCCAACGACGCGATCACCGGCAACTACACCATCGAGATCACCGCCGCCGCAGCCAACGCGGGAGACTTCGTGGTCACTGACCCGTTTGGCACCGAAGTCGGTACGGGCACCGTCGGCGTGGCATTCACCGGCGGCGGGGTCGCCTTCACCCTGGGCGACGGTTCCACCGACTTCGAGGTTGGCGACGCCTTCACGCTCGCAGTGAACGCCGGGGTCGGCGAATACGTCGCCTACGACAACGACGGCACCGACGATGGCCGCCGCGCCGCGAGCGCGATTCTCTACGCAGAGGTCGACGCCACCACCGAAGACGCCCCCGGCGTCGCGCATGTGCGCATGTGCGAGGTCAACGGCGCAGAACTTACCGGGCTCGATGACGACGCGGTCGCCGACCTGCGCCAACTCGGCATCATCGTTCGCTAACCCGTCGCCACCGAAACCAGGAGTCACACCACCATGATTCTCGATCTGTTCAAAACCGACGCCTTCAGCCTGGGCTCTTTGCTCCAGGCCGTCGAAAAAGTGGAGCGCGTGCCGAACCGCCTCGGCCAACTCGCACTCTTCACCCCCAACCCGGTGCGCACCGAAACCGTCGCTATCGAAATGCGCGAAGGCGCGCTCTCGATCATCAAGACCTCCGAACGTGGCGCACCGCTGGAAAACCGCAAGACCGAAGGGCGCACGGTTCGCGACTTCCGTACCCGCCGCATCGCCAAGGGCGACCGCATCATGGCCTCGGAACTGGCGTTCGCCCGTGAGTTCAACACCGAACAGCAGGTCGTCGAACTGCAGGCCGAGATGTTGCGCCGCATGTCGGGGCCGGCCGGGCTGGTGGCCGACATCGAAACCACGTGGGAACACATGCGACTGGGCGCAGTCCAGGGCAAGGTGCTCGACGCCGACGGCACGCTGATCTACGATTGGTTCAAGGAATTCGGCATTTCCCAATCCGCCGAGATCGACTTCGACCTCGACGCGGCCAGCCCGACCCCCGGCGCGCTGCGCAAAAAAATCCAGGACTCCGTAGTCCGCCCGATGCGCAAAAAAGCCAAGGGCGCGATCTACACCGGCGCCCGCGCCCTGTGCGGCAGCAACTTCTTTGACGACCTCGTCAATCACAGCGAAGTCCGCGAAACCTACCTGAATCAGCAGGAAGCCGCAGACCTGCGCGAGGGCTACGACGGGCGCGAACTGCGCTTCGGCGGCGTCACCTGGGAAGAGTACATCGGCACCGACAACGGCGACATCTCCGTGCATACCGACAAGGTGGTTTTCTTCCCCGAAGGCGCCGGCAACGGGGTGTTCGAGGCCGCATTCTCGCCGGGCGAGCAGTTCGGCCACATCGGGCAACTCGGCCAGCTGATCTACCCGATCACCGTACCGGACCGCGACCGCGACTCGTATGTCGACCTCGAGGTCTACAGCTACCCGCTGTTCCTGTGCAAGCGCCCGGAAATGCTATTCCGTGGCAAGCGGACCTGACGTGTCACGGCTCGGGGCAGCGACCGCCCGAGCCAATGACCGCCTTTTCGCCCATGGTGGCGACGAGGCGGTCTTGCGCGTCAACGAACCGCAAACCGTCATCGTCTCCGGCAATGTCGAAATTTTCGGCGAACATGGCCTTGTCGAACAAATGGTCACCACAGCCACGTTCAATGCCAGCGCCGCGCCCCGCGCCCGCGACCCCCTCACCATCCTGACCGGCGAGCACGCCGGAGCCTACGTCCTCGACAAGCCCGTCGAGCGTAAAGGCGCATCCAGTGTGCGCGAATGGATACTGCGCGCCCCATGAAAATATCAGGCATCGAGCAACTACGTCGCGCGGCAAGGGACATCCGCAACATCCCCAGCGCTTCACAGCGCGCCGGCTACCGCGCCGTCAACACCGTGCTCGGCAAAGTCGAAACCCAATCACGGCGCTACATTGCCGGGCAGATCAACCTGCCGCAAAGCTACATCCGCGAGCTGACCCGCACCACCAAGGCCAGCCAGAATTCCACTGCAGCCTACATCCGCATGCGCATCCGCGCCGTGCGCCTGGCTCGCTTCGACGCCCGACAACTCACCACGCCCGCACCGCGCGCCAAGGGCGACCCACGCCGTGGCATACCAGCCGGGCGCAAACGCGCCGGCGTCAGCGTCAAAGTCGGCCGCAAGGGCGGGCGTAAGATCATGCGCGGCGCCTTCCTCATGCCGCTACGCGCGGGGGCTATCGGCGGGGCCAATGGCATGGGGGTTTTTGTGCGCGATGCCGGCGGGCTCCGTCACCGCTATGGCCCCAGCCCGGACCAGATCTTTCGCCGCTGGCGCTCTGAAGCAGCGCCCGACATTCGCGCCATGCTCGCGCAAGCCTACATCTCCCAACTGCGCTACGAACTCAAGGGCTCCAGAAAATGACCCTGCCGAGCAAAGCTGCCCGCATCACCGCCGCGATCGCCGCGCGATTGGCCGCCATTCGCGTGGCCAACGGCTACCTGACCGACGCCGGCCAATATGTCTGGCACGGACGCCAGGCCATCGACCCGAACACCCTGCCCAGCACCACCCTGCACGAAGACGAAGACCTGGTCGAGCGCCAGCGCACCGGCGACCAATCATCGCCCGCCACGATCGACGCGGGCGTACTGCTGCCCTACATCATCGAGGCCACCGACCACTGCGACCCCGACAACCCCAACCTCACCGGGCATGCACTGGTCGCCGACATCAAGCGCGCGATCTTCGCCGACGACCTCACCTGGGGCGGCCTCGCGCAAAAAACCCTGTACACCGGCCGCACGCTCGGCCCGCGCCCCGATGGCGCAAGCATGGTGACCGTCACCGTGCGCATTCAGATTGCCATGGCCGAGAACCTGGCCCAGCCCTGACCGACCCCGCGCCAGGCACCCCGGCAATCCGTCTGGTGTCCTCAACCCGGCCAAATCCCGAAACTGACCCCCGCACCCTCGCACCTCGCCACTATCCCTCGCAGGAGTCCTCATCATGGCACGTACCTCTCAGACGCGCGGCTTCATCGGCAAAGCGCCCGTCCGCCTCAAGCCCCGCTCCGGTGGCGCCCCGTTCTGGCTGGGCAACGTCACATCCCTGACCGAATCCTACGAACTCGAACGCACCTCGCGGCAGAATTTCCAGGAGGCCGGCGGCGCCGAACTCGACGTATCAGAGCGCGTCACCAGCTACACCGGCGAAATGAACGTCAACGACATCTCGCCGCAAAACATCGCGCTGTCCACGCGCGGCACCAAGACCCAAGTCGCAGCCGGCGGCGTCTCTGGCGAAGCGCAGGAAGCATGGCCCGACGGTGCCGTGATCTTCGACGACATCCCGGACCCCGATAGCCCCGTCACCGTCGCCATTGCAGGCGGCACTTGGGCCGCTGACGCAGAAGTCGCGCTCGGCACCGTCATTATCGACGGCACGCACGCCTACGCGGCCACCGTCGCAGGCACGGCCGGCTCGGTCGAACCGACGTGGCCCACCGACGGCACCACCGTTGCCGACGGCGCCGTT